CAATAGAAGTTGTAGATGTTGATGGCGTGCCAGCGGATAAATTCTGGCGCAATAGATTAAAAGACTCAGCAATTGATAATTGCGTAGAGATTGTTTCAACTCAAACTAAAGGTAAAAAATAATGGCAGCCTCATTTCCTAATGTTACATCAAATATTAAATCAGCTTTAACTGCCCAAGATGCAGGCGAGCGCTCGATTTTACTTACTGGCTGCATGATTAGCGGAACTGCATCAAGCGGCCAATTAATTGAAGGCATAATTTCAAAAGCAGAGTTCAATACTTATTTTGGCGCTAAATCACAAATCGCAAAAGCTGGTAGAGCTTTAATTGATGCTCTTGCAATTTCTAGAGTTAGACCAAGAATTTCAGCAATTGGATTAACCGATAACGGTTCTGGCGTTGCTGCAACTGGCTCAATAGTTTTTGCAACTAATGCAACAGCGGCTGGCACTATCACAGTTTATATTGATTCAATCAGAAATGGTAAATATGAAATTCCAGTAGCAGTTGGCGATACTCCAACTAAAATTGGCGATGCTCTAGTTGCTTTAATTACAGCCAATACTTATTCCCCAGTTTCTGCGGTAAATACAACCGGAAGCGTTGCTTTGACGGCCGTAAATGACGGAACTCAAGGAAATACCATTGGCCTTAAATATGATATTGGAACGGTTGCAGGCACAACAGTCACCTTAACGGCAATGGCAAGCGGCGCTACTAACCCAGTTTTAACTTCATTATTTGATTCAGTTGCCGATAAAAGATACACCTCAATTGTTTATCCTGCAGAATGGGGAACTTCAACTTTAACTACTTTTACAGAAGCCAGATTTAATGTTGACAATAAGATTGTTGATGGCGTTGGTATCGTATGCAAGAATGACACTTACTCAACCTCAAATAGTGCTTTAGACGCTCTAAATCAAAAAACTTTAGCTTATATTCCTAACGCTTTGATTGCTAGCTCAACTCACAAAGGCGGCGCTATTTTTGAAAGCCCTCTAGTTGTTGCAGCCTATGCGGCGGCTTATAGAGAGTTGAGATTAACGGTTGGTTCAAATGTTTCAGCAATCACAACTAACGGTCAAGCAATTGGCGGTAATTTCTTTGGTGGAATTCCCTACCACAATACTCCTTTCTCATTGCTTCCAGTTATTGAAACTGGCAACGATTTCTCAGATGAAGAATGTGTTGAATTAGAAAGCTCTGGTGGTTGGTTACTAAGAAATAATCCAGCTAATACAGCTATTATTTCTAACGAAGCTGTAACTACTTATAAAACTGATACCCTAGGTCAACCAGACCCTACTTTCAAATATTTGAACTATGTAGACACTTTGACGATCGCTAGAGATTATGTATTTAGAAATCTTAAAGCTGATTTCTCACAACATATCTTAACAACTGGTCAATTAATCGCTGGTCGCCCAATGGTTAATCGCGAAGGCTTTATTTCAAGAATGATGGGCTATTATGCGGCTCTTTCTGGAATTAATGGCAACAACAATTATGTCTTGCTAAGAGCAGGAACTGCAGAAGCTCTTGCATTTAAACAAGCTCTTGATGACTCCGTTGTCATTACCTTAGTTGATGGCAAGATTACTGCAGAATCAATCGCAAACATTGTCACACAAGTGAGAAATATTATCGTTAACTTCACTCCAACTTTTGAATAATTATGTCTATTTTAAATTACGGCGATTTGTCAATTAACGGCACTGTTGAATCTTACGAGGGCGCAGTTAAAATCCAAGCAGGCTCGATCAAAAGAGTTGTAAATCCTCAAGTTAATGGCTCAAAAATCATTACTTCAGATATTTCAACTAACATGAGCAAAATTATAATTCCTGTTCGTGTTAGCCCAGCTTCAAATGCTAGATACGACGCATTATTCAACAATGGCGACAACAACACAATCTCTTTTAGAGATAAAAACTTCACAGCTTGCGTAATGGAAGAATTGCCAGAGCGCGAAGATATGGCTATTGTTGAATATGTATTTATTGGGGACCCTGCAATCTAATGACTGATAAAATAAATTTCACATTACAGAATCCAATTAAAAGCCAGATCAAACTTGATGGCAAAAATGATTTTGTAGATTTAGATACTGTTTATCTTAAAGCTCCGTCTTACAAAGAAAAAGATAAAACTCTAATCTTAAAAAAGAAATTTATTGAAGCGGTTTTTTTGATGACAAATTCACTTCCAAGACAAGAAGCGCAAGAGCAAATTGGTGATGGAAAACTTGATGCCAAAGCAATTAAAGCAGTTTTGTTTGCTGCTGGGGGCTTTGATATTGTTGCTTATTTTAAGCACTTTGAAAGCCTAGTTTTAAGTGTTGGCTTTAAAGATGAAGCAATGGAACAACCTCTAAATAACTTAGATATGCAAAAGCTCGATGAGTCTGATTTTGAGGAGCTACTGGCTAAATATTTAGAGGTTTTTTTTATTACTTCTTGGATGAAGACTTTAAGCTAGAGTCGCTTATCTGCGGCCTAGCTTATTTTTTTAAAGGCTCTGCGAGCATCGACTGGCTAGAAAGTCAACCAATACCCAAACTACTTAGATTACAAAAAGAGGCGGAAAAAATTAATAAACAACTAGAGAAAAATGTTTAAAGTATCATACATCTACGACCTAGTTGATAACATAAGCCCTCAATTAAAGAAGATTCAATCAAATTTAGAGCAGGCAGGCAATAAGGTTCAAGCTACCGCTCAGTCAATGGCCTCCTCTCTCAATAATGTTGGGCAATCATTAAAACAAACAAGTCAATCTTTTAAAAACGCTGGCTCAACTCTCGCTCCTTTGTCGGTTGCAATGGGTGGCGTGGCAATTAAAGCTTTAAGCTCTGCTGCAAACTTTGAGAAGCTTCAAATGCAAATGGAGGTCTTGACTGGTTCCGCTGAGAAAGGAAGAGAGGTATTTAAAAAGCTCGTAGCATTTGCCGCCGCAACTCCTTTTGAATTGCCAGAACTTGTAAAAGCCAATAATACCTTGATGGGCTTTGGAATGACTGCTGAAGATGCTTTTGATTCTCTTAAAATGATTGGTGATGTTTCTGCTGTTGCTGGTGGTGATTTGCAAGGCATAACTGTCGCATTTGGTCAAGCTGCTGCCTCTGGTCGCTTAATGGGGCAAGATTTACTTCAATTGGTAAATAATGGCGTTCCTGTTATCGATATGTTGTCTAAGTCAATGGGCGTTGCCAAAGAGCGAATCAAAGACATGGTGTCAGAAGGTAAAATTACTTTACCAGTTTTAGTTAAAGCATTTAGAGACGCAACGAGCGAAGGCGGGAAATTCAACAATGGTATGGACAAACTATCAAAAACTCTTGGTGGCGTTTACTCTACCTTGAAAGATAGCGTTAATATTGCCTTTGCTGAATTAGGATCTGAAATGGCAAAATCAATTAATCTTCAACAACTAATAAAAGACCTAAGCGAATTTGCTGGAAAACTAACTGAAAAGTTCAAAGCTTTAAGCCCAGAAGCCAAGAAATTTATTACTTATCTTGTTCTAGCGACAACGGTTCTAGCCCCTCTTCTTTTGGTTCTTGGCTCATTAATTGGAATTTTAGGACTGGCATTTAGCGGATTGTCAATTCTTGCTACTGGATTTGTTTTAATCTTTACGCCAGTTGGTTTAATTACTGCTGGAGTTGTTGCATTAATTGCCGTGATTTATTCTTTAAGAGACAGCTTCGCAATCGTTTATGATTTTCTAAAAAACAATTTATTAGCAATCTTTGATGCCATTGTTTTAAAAGTAGAAAGCGTTGTTGCAAAAATAAACGAATTGAGATCAGGCGCAGCTTCAATATTAAGCTCCGTTGGCTTAGAAAGCGCAGCTAATTTTGTTGCGCCAGAAATAAATCAAAATATAAATAAGCCACAACAAATGACTGCTGGTGGTCAATTAGATGTGAATATTAAGGGGCTGCCAAAAGGCTCAAGCGCTGGCTTTACTCCGAGACCTAATAATTTCTTGCCTGTTGGCTTGAATACTGTTTATGCGGGGGGTTAGATGACTGTATATAATACCGCAAGGCTGCCTGATGGGCAATTTAGAGACGCTGGCTTTTTCTACCAAGATTCAAACGGAACTGGTGGAAGAAAAACAACAACTCACGAATACCCAAACAAAGCGGCTCGCTATGTTGAAGATCTAGGCGGCTTAGAAAAGAAATTTAGCTTAAATGTAATAACTGACGATAATGTTTCTTATGCCGATAGAGATTCTTTAATTGGCGCGTTGGATCAAGGAGGGGTTGGAACTTTGATTCACCCTTCGATGGGCGATTTACAAGTTGTTTGCGTTGGCTATAATTTCAATGAAAGCGTTAAAGAGTTAGGAATTACTAAGTTCTCAATTGAATTTGAAGTTGCGTCACTAAATGTTTTACCAACTGCTACTACTGGCAATAAAGGATTTTTGGCTAATTTAAAATCTAAAATTCTTGGCAGCAATGAAGCGGCTTTTGACGCTGCATTTAAAACAGTTAAAAACTCAAAAGCAAAGTTTGATTCTGCTGTAAAAACTTTGAAGCAATCTGCCAATGAGATTAACCGAGTGGCGAGACAAATTCAAGGCGCGGCAGATAGTTTCTCAGATTTTGCAACCTCAATTAATCAAATAGTCAATAGCGCTACTAAATTAGTGCAGTCTCCTTCTGTTTTAGCCTCTAACCTTCGCACAGCTTTTGATAACTTGGGCGTTGCTTACAATAGTTCTCAAGATTTATTTAACACAACCAGAGGACTTTTTGGATTTAATCAAAGAGACCAGCAAGCTAACGGAAAATCACAGCTTCAACAAGATATTAATGCAAATCAAAATCAAATAAACAATTTTATTAATGTTGCTGCTTTAGCTACCGCCTACGATGCTGCCGCTAATATAAGTTACTCAAACTTAGATGAGCTAAATCAAGTGGTGAGCGAACTTGAAGACGGCTTTAATTCCTTGCCTAGCATTGACCGCGCGCTTTATGATAGCCTAGTTGAAATGAAAATTGAGGCTACAAATATTTTCTCATCGCTAGCAATAAGCCTTCCAAATGTTGCGCAATACGAGATACTAAACCCGATTAGCTTGAATGTTTTAACTTATAAACTTTACGGCTCTTTAGAGCTGAAAGAAACTTTGAGACTTCTTAATGGCTTTGGAGATACTTCGCAAATTCAAGGCACAATTAAAATTCTGACAAATGTCTAAGATATTGCTTGAAGTAGCTGGTGTAAAATATGAGGGCTTTACCGATGTTGGTGTTAATGGCGCTTTAGAAAACTTCTCATCTTCGTTTTCTTTTTCAACAACAGTGAAAGAAAGCTCCTTGGGCGTAATTCAAAATGATTTAAAGCTTGGGCAGCAAGCAAGGGTTTTTGTGGGTGAAGATTTGGTGATAACAGGCTTTATTGAGTCCTTAGATATTTCTTACTCTGCAGACTCCCACTCAATTAATGTTTCTGGTCGAGATATTGGAGGCGATTTAATTGACTCCTCAATTCGTCAAAGGTCTTATATTCAGAGAGACTTTTTTAAATTAATCAATCTTGTTTTAGTTGATAACGGATATTCAATCAAAGTTATAAACAA